CGTAGAGCGCAAGATGATTGTTCATCGCTATGACCCGCAGTGGACTGTGGTCCCCACAGGGGGCGGGGAAGAGGCGGTGCCGGGTTGCAAGTGCAGCACCCACCCGAAGACGGTTTCGCCCGCCAGTGAGCCTGCAAAGCCCTTCCGGCAGGGGGTTGAGTCATGAAGCAGCGCATCTTTGTACGGTCTATGAAAAAGTGGATCGATGTCACGTTTAAGGCCGACAACAACCAGCGGGTTGAGACTGCATACGTCACGATCAGTGTAGACGGTCAGCATCCCTGCCTAAAACTACGGTGGAAAATCAAAGGCCGGATCATGTGCAGCGCAGCGTTCAACGCGATCAAGGCGAAAAATCCGGGCGCGTTGATGGATGTGCTGGATCATTTCAAGGACACCGCCGACCTGCCCAACATGATCGAAATCGCTGCTTGACCTGTGTGGATATATCTGTGATATATTGATGTGTCACAGCAATGGAGCGCAATAATGACCCCACAGGATTTGAAGGATTGGCGATCCAAGGTTGGCTTCAGCCAGCGTCAATTGGCCGAGCGCCTTGGTATGGCAACCGGCGCGGTCTCGCACTGGGAAATCTCCAACAGGCCCATCCCAGTGTGGCTTCCGCTGGCCTTGGCTGGCATCGAGCAGGAGATCGGTCATGCATAAGGTCGTCACTGAGAAGAAGACGTACTACTACGCCTACAAGGGCGGGCCTCGCATCCACTCTGCCCCCGGCACCAAGGCGTTCGACCGCGAGGTCAAGATGGCTCTGCGCGAGCGTGATGCAGGCGGGATCGACACGCTGGACGACCTGCTCAAGGCTTGGATCGTCTCGGCCCAATACAAGGCTCTGAAGCCAAACACCCGCGTCTTCTACAACAAGGCCATCGATGACATTCTGGACGAGTGGTCCGGAGCCAAGCTGGCGATGTTTGGGCAGAAGGGTGCGCGCAGCACTTTGCTCGAATGGCGAGATGAGATCGCGGATGAAGGCAACCAGCGTACTGCCGACCGCAACCTTCAGACGCTGCGGACGGTGTTTAACTTCGCGCTGGATCGCGAGTTCCTCTCGCACAACCCACTGGCTCGCTACAAGGCGATCTCCAAGGTGAACCGCCGCGACATGATCTGGACCGACGCCGACGTGGCCAAGTTCCTTGCCACCGCCAACCAGCAGATGGCCAACGCCTTCCGGCTGGCTTTGCTGACTGGCCAGCGCAAGGGCGATCTGTTGAACCTCAAGTGGTCGCAGATCATCGACGGCGCGATCCGCATCACCCAGCAAAAGACCGGCGCGATGGTGGCGATCCCGGTCGAGGGTGAACTGGCCGATCTGCTCAACAGCATCGAGCGGGTGGGTGAGTATGTGCTGGTGAACACCGCAGGTGAGCGGTGGAAGAATTTTTCGACTAGCTGGTATCACGCCCGCAAGGCCGCTGGCATCGAGGGGCTGCGCTTCCACGATCTGCGCGGCACTTGGATACACAGAGCCTACCGCGATGGCTGGTCGATCACACAGATCGCAGCCGTGTCTGGCCACTCAGAGAAGGACGCCGAGCAGGTGATCCGGTCAGCGTATCTGCCCCGGTCGAGCGGCTCGGATCGCGTCCAAAAGCAACTTAACGTCAACCAATCAGGGTCAAATTTTACCAAAACGGTCGCGCAAGATATTGAAAAGTATGAGGAAAAACTTGAGAGTAGATCAGTATTTTCCCCCTATAAAATCAATGTGTTATACGACCTAAAAGGGTAAAAACATCCCGAATAAGAGGCTTACATCCTGTTTTCGTCCCAAAATTTAGCGGTCCCAAAGCTACTGCACCACATCTGGATCGGGCCTCGTCCGGCCCCTTCCAAGTGGATGCAGACGTGGCCTGACCAGCACCCGAAATGGCGCTATCTGGTCTGGGGCAATGACGATCTCCGGAAGCGTGACTGGGTCACTCACGACCAGATCAATTGGTTCTGGGCGCGAGGCATGTGGGCGGGGGTGGCCGATTGCATGAGATACGAACTGCTGCACGAATATGGCGGGTTCATGCCGGGGGCCGATTGCATATGTGAACGGCCCGTCGATGAACTGCTCAATGACCAGCCCGACACAATTGATTGCTGGGCGGTATATGAGAGTGAGAAGGCCAAGCCGGGGTGGATCACACCGCCCTACGCAGCAAGGCGAGGGAGCCGGTTTCTGGCAACGGTCATAGAGGCCGTCAGAAGCCTCACAGAGCGCGATATGGGTCCGCCGTGGGTGTGCGTCGGCAACAAGCTAATAGGCGATCTGGCGGCGTCCTCTGGGGCGTCTGAGGCTATTCACGTCTGGCCCGATCACTACTTCAATCCCAGACATCATACCGGCATCGAATATGACGGCCCAGACAAGCCGTATGGGCGGCAGATGTGGGGATCAACGGCAGGCAGTGGAGGGTATCCGACGTGAGGCCGCTATATGAGACGGCCACTGACCTCGTTGCAGAACGAGCCATTGCCGAGACGATTGCGGGGGTGTTTGACCGGCAGATCGAGAAGCTGCCGAAGCAGTACCGGTTAGACTTTGCAGTCACCGATACCGAGCGCCGGGTCAGGGCGTTTCTAGAGGTCAAGCGGCGGCACAACGCACACGACCGCTATCCGGACGCGATCCTGTCGCTGTCCAAGGTCGTGGCCGCGAAGCACCTGTCAGATGTGGTGGGGGTGCGAAGCTGGTTCGCGATCCAGTGGGATGACGCCATTGGATACGCCCCACTTGACGGTCACTACACAGTGTCAATGACCGGCAGGACAGATCGGGGTGACTGGCAGGACATCGAGCCTCACTGCCACATCCCACTGTCGGATTTCAAACTGCTCTATCTCTAGGTCAGTTCAGACAGGAAGTCGGCCATATCGCGTAGACGCCTGACCGTCTCTTCCACGCCGACCTCGATGCAGAGCAGTTCGGCCCCAGCTTCCAGACACACCTGCGCTCGGCGCTCAGCGTGATACGCTCGCGACTGCTCAGCCAATTCATCGATCTTGTCAGTCACGGCAGTTCGCGTCCTGCGCTTCATTGGCAGCGAGGATTTGGCGCTGTGTTTCAAGCGTCAGCTTGTCCTGACGGGAAGGGCGGATCGGCAGCACCTGCCCCGTCCACCCGCAGTTGACCTTCATCCAGTGTGGTGCGCTGGCACAGCCCGCCAGCAGCAGGCTAGTCGCGATAGTAGCGATCAAGCCGACGTTCGACTTCTTCATCTCCAGCGAGCCTCACCTTATTGACGATCTTGTTGGTCCGCTCAGCAGCCTTGTTATTCAAGGCGCGTGACCGGCGCTCGTATTCATATTTGCCCGCTGCCTTGCCCTTCGCGAAAACCATTGCAAGACCAATCAACGCGGCACCGATAATGGAAATCTGCAGGGCGAAACGCGCCCACACGGCGCTCAGCCAGCCCATCAGCAGCGTGAAGATCATATGCCGTCCTCCACGCTTTTGAGATGGCGGTCATAGACCACCCACGCGCCGCCGATGATGATCACCGCAGCAGCGGCCAGCAAAGCGACTGGCACGATGGACACGCCATCTGTGATAGCACCCACATTGGCCTTGATCTCTGCCACCGAGCCAGAAGCGACAGCCACGCCTGTCAGCACCTGTGCGCTGCCTGCCAGCGACATCCGAGATTTGCCCAGAGACCGACCAACCGGAGCGTCGAGGGCCTGCCCTTCGGCTTCCGCGATCTTCTCCTTGGGCTGGGCGGATGCGTACATCGCAGCCTCTTCAGCCCGCCTGCGGATCAGCCCCGGCAGTACCCGGCCACCCGCCTTGTTCCACAGTGCGAACCGGCGAGCAGCGTCAGCCCACTGGCGCTTGTTGGTGGCCTTGAGGACTGAACTGCGAAGGAACGCTCCGGGGCCGATATTATAGCAGAGGCTCACCATCGCATCCCACTGTTCCTGCGCGACCTCGACCTTCAGCCCCTGCGCCACGGCCCGCTCGTACTTGACCAGATCGTTCGCGAGGATGTCCTCGGCTTCCTTGCGGGTGATCTTCATGCCCGCCGTCACCTGCGGCTTGCCCGCTGCCGAGGTATGGCCATAGCCAATGGTGAGAACGCCAGCAGGGCAACGATACGTTGTACCTCGGAACCCTTCATACTTCATGATAAGTGAGCGGGCTTTGGCTGATGTCTTCATGCTGTCCATCCTCACTTCGTGACTTGCTTCCCGATGTGCAGCAGGCGCTCGTCCATCATCTTGGTCCGCTCGTCCAGCCGTGACATCGTCTGCTCGATCTTGGACAGCGACTGCCACATCCGTACCTGATCGCTGTCCATCTTGGTCATATCGGCCTCTAGCCGCTCGACCTTGTTGGACAGCTTTGACGCCCACCAGATGGTCGTGGCCGCGTGGCCCAGAATTGAAAAGGCCAACCCCCAGAACGCAATTGAATCTAGAGCAAACACCGCTGTTACCTCCCCAACAGTCCGTCCAGCCGCCGGGGCTGCAGTTCGTTCATTGAATAATTGTAGCCTGCCGCAGCGCCGGGAATGCTGGTCATGCGAGCAACGTCTGCGGCAAACCTGCTGTTCAGCGGTTGATTGCGGTTAATGGATTGCAGGGCCGCGTGGAGCCTCACAGCGTCACTGCCACGGGCGGTTGTCAGAGCCTTAGCCACCTCTGTCGCAATGGCGTCCTTGCGCTGCTTCACCGCTTCGGGCGTCTGACCAGTAAACGCCTGCAGCACCCGCCTCGACGCTTGCAAAGGCTCTCCAGCCGCCGCGCGAGCAAACGCCCCGCCACGAGCCTGATCATCAAGCATGCTGTTGAACTCTTGGCGTTGAGCCGTCTTGCTGTTCTGGGCGACCGATGCCCTCAGTTCAAACGCCTTCGCCTGCTCATCGATAGCCTTGAACAATCGTGCGGACTGCCGAGGCCCAAGCAGCGTCTCCATCTTTTCGCGGCTTGCCCTGCTTGACAGGTCACGCAATACCTTGCGGCCTTCAGCTACCCCGGCAGCGTCACCAGACACAGTTCCTACGGCCTTGGCCATCTGGTCGTCTATGTATTGCCGAGCGCCTCTACGGGCCGCGAGAAGCTGCTCCCGGTCCATCCCCTTCACCATCAACGCAAAGTCGCCACGCTTGATGCTGGATCGGAATGCATCCTCCCCGATCTTTAACGCCTCAATGCGTGAGAGCGGGTCTGCCGCTGTCTTCAACGCTTGATCATACGCGGGAACGTGTGCGCGAAGGGTGCTGCGAATGTCCCGGCTCAAGTCACTGAGAGCCTTACCCTCTACTGTCACCGCACCGAGCGCGGAACCCCTCTCCTTTTCCGAGAGCGTATTGAGGGCGCGGGTGATGTAATCAAGCTGGCGAACATCAGGCATCTGACGGTACACCACAGAGCCATCATCAGCCACCGTGGCCATTATTTGCTGGCTTTCTTCGCCCATCAGCTTCATCAGCCGGTTTGCCTTGGCGATAACATCACCCGGCACCTGCCTCATCAGTTCCTCTATCTGCATGCCATCCGGCGAAGCGTAATCAATCGGGCTAGAGTAGGCTTGCTTGTATATAGCCCTGCGCTGTTGCTTGGTTGCATCGCGGATGCCCCGAATGGCCGTCTCGACGTTTTCTGGCTTGCCGAGGTAGGCGTCCAGAACGCCCGCCATCTTGCCGGTGGCCGCTCGCGCCCGCTGTTCAATAGCCGGTCGAACAACGCTGGTGGCTCCAGCGGTAGAACTTAACGTGGCGTCCAGCACATTCCGCGCTTCCGGGCCAACGTCAGCCAGCATTGCGTCAGCCCCGGCTGATGCCAGATTGTGCCGCCCCATTGCCTCCGGCGGCATCGACCTTGAGAGTATCCGAGCCGCGTCTGGAGACAACCCAACGCGCCCTGAGTTGCGGTTAAAGGTTCTGCGGTCAAGCAGGTTGCGTGTGCCTGCCTTTATTCCCTCCGATACCAGTGGTGTGGCTGCGCCGAAGACACCCCCGACAAACGTCCCAAGCTTTCCGCGCTCTTTAGCCACCTCCATTCGGCTCTCTGGCGTGGTGCCTGCGCCATACCCGCTGACAGTACCTTCTGTGCCGCCCAGTACAGCGCCAGTCGGAATGCCGACAGCAACCTTGCCAGCCGTACTTGTGGGCAGCATGCTGGTGAGTTTAGCCGGTGCGCTTATAGCTGCTACAGGAAGCGTAGCAGCCACGCCACCGCCCATCTGAAGCGCCAAGGACTGGCCGGGGTTTTCCCGACCTTCCCGGTCTTGCATTGCGCGGACCATATTGGTCGCTTCTTGCCGGTTCCGGCCAAACAGCTTCTCCGCAGCAAAGCCCAGAGCCTCGTCTGTATACTCACCAACGAATGGGATGCCTTGGAGAACCTTGGTGGCTTTTGACGCAATAGGGTGCCGCCGGGACCAATCTTCCATCTGCTTATCGACGCCGAATTTCTCACCGGACGCCTGCATGTTCTGGAAGATTTCTTCGATCTGTGCTTCCTGCGCCTCTTTTGGCAGAGCCAGAAACTCCTTACCAACCCTGACCGGACGGCCAGCGATCAGTATCTCGATCATGTTGTCATCCATCAGTTGGCTCCCGGTATCACATATGGAACGCCGCCGCTGGTTGTCCTTACGCCGGGAGTTCCAGCGCCACCCTGACCACCCCCCAGTATCTCCTGATACATACGGCGCAGGCGAGCCGTGCTATCGGCAAAGATTTCTGGTTTTGAGGCAGCGAACTCAAACATCGCCCTGTCCAATCCAAGCTGCGCTTGGAATGGGTCTGCCTTGAACGCCTCGGCGTTCCGCTGCATGTACTCTTGCACGAACCCAGCCATCGCGATCTTTCGATCGTTTGACGTTCTTATAGCTTCCATCATCAACTTGTTGCCCTGTGGCGTGGCCCCAAGGCGTGGAGTGCTATCGACTATGAACTGCAAGTCGCGGTCGGTTGGGTTCTGACCCAACTGCTTGACCATAGGAGCCACAATGCGATTTGAGACAGACTGGAGAGCCTCTTGACCTGCAACGGAGCCTAGGTCGAGACCAGTTACCTGCTTGACCTTCATCTTCCACGGCTCAGCCCAACCTGTAGCGGCCCCCTCTGACATCAATGCGCCAAACGTCTGCAGTTCAGCGTTTAATTGGCCAGCATTCGCGGCCCCGGACATGATGCTCTCGTACTGCTTCTGAGAATATTCTGACCACGGCTTGCCCTGATTGATTGTGACGTTTGACCCCCGACCTCCGACCATTGTCGGCTTGCCGGTTGCGTTATCCACCCAGATAGGGTCGGTCGGCTGGAACCCATAGGATGCCTTTTGCTCTGGCGACATCATGTAGCCTCCAGACGGCGCTGGGTACAATGCATCTGCAGCCGCCTTCATGTCACCTGCCGCAATAAACCCAAGTGCGCGACGGGCATAGGGATCAGCCGGGTTGGCTTCCATCTTGGTCCGGATTTGCTGCTCCAGTTCCTGACGGCCCAGAGTAGCCCGCATCTGCTCTTGCTGCTCTTGCTGCATCTTGGTCTTGAGCATCTGGTTCTGACGGGCGCTGTTGAGGCTGTCCATATAGCCACCGATGGGCGACTTGAGGTTGGCCATCATTCTTGCGCGAGCGTCCGGGGTCATCTCCTGACCCATCGCCAGCAACTGCAGGGACAGGTTCTGAAGCGCCCCGGCGCGGGCCAAGTTCACGTCCTGATTGGGAACGCCGAACTGCTGGTTGATTGCCTGCGGGTCTTGCCGCATCGACATCAGAGTGTCGAAGAAATTAGCCATTGATGTTGCCTCCCTGCATCGGGCCAAATCCAAGGTTTACGGCGAGCCTGCCGTTGATCTCTTTCACCTGATCCGGATACTTCTGCTTGACCTCTTGGGCCATCGGGCCGACGACCTTCGGGTAAGTCTTCGGATCGCCCTTGTAGCGGTAGGCGTACATGTTGAGGCCGGTCTCCTTGTCCCTCCCTACCTTCTCGATGTCGGTCTTCATCCGCCGGTCAGAAAAACCGAACAGGGGAAGCAGGGAGCCAATGCCGGTCGCCACCCCGGCTGCAGTCATCCACGGGTTGGACTGGGTGGGCTGGGTGGTCGTCTGGCTGGTCGGATACGGCGTCATGCCCAACGCACTCTGCATGATCGACAGTTGCTCTTGAGGATACTGACGCATCTGGTTGTAGAGGTTCTGGTCGGCGCTAAGATACGCCTGCTCCTGCTGCTGCAGCCGATCACCGGCAGACAGCGCCCCTTGAATGCCAGCGAGGTTGGCCTGCTGCCCCGCCGCAGCGAGATCGCCCATCGTGGCCGCGCCTTGAAGGTTGAGACCAGCGCCCTGCAGACCAGCCGCCTGATTGGCCATTCCGGCCTGCATCTGACGGGCCAAGTCTTGGTTCATCATGTTCATCGCCTGCCCGTAGCCCTGATTTCTCAGGTCGGCAGACATCATGCCTGCGGCCTTTGCAGATTCCGCGTTGGTCACGCCTTCCATCACCCCGTGACGGCTCCCGCCAAACGCACCCGCCGCACCCGCCGCATC